TGCGCCGAGCATCGGTGGCCATGACATGGCATTGGTCAATCGCCACATACACCAAGTCTGACTTGGAAATAGTCTGAGATGGTGAAGCGGCCATCCGCTCAACGCGCAAATCAATGCAGTCAGACCAAGCGTTGATCGCTGAGTTGTAGCGAAGCGTCGCCACCTCGGGGTCTAGCGCGGCCATTTGGGCCAGAAACATCAGAAGCAACACATTTCTCCGATCAGTTGGCCCTGCATCTCAGAGCAAGGTTAATTCGACGTGTTGATTGATCTTCCGACGTTGGAATAGGAGCGACCATGGTCCCCATGAAAGCCCTCGTCGGCTTCTCGCTGGCTGACGGCGCAGCAGCTGGCGGCGCCACCTTCGAGGCCAAGGATGCCAAGGCCGCTGACCGTCTAGAGGCGGCTGGCGTAGCGGAACGAGTGAAGGCTGAGGCCTGGCCCGCGCCGAAGGCCGAAGCGAAGAAGGCCGGTGCGCCCCCTACCGCCGCCTGACCTGCTGGAGGTCAGCGTCGCCAACATCGACCGCTTCGTCGCATCTCACGATCTGACGGAATGGCTGAGCGAGACGTTCATCGACGACGGCGGGGACCTCGCGAACGAGGACCATGCCCACCTTCGACAGGCCAGCATCGGCACGCTCTGGACGACAGCGGCGAACTCACGTCAGGGCCGGGCCGTCGTCGGTCAGGCCGAGATCGGTTCGCCTCGCGCCATGGGCCGATGGGCCAAGGCTCGCGCCGAGCAACAGGTCAGGGAGTGGTTCGGCCATGTCCCCGACTTCATCCTGACCTTCAGCGCACCCTATGCGGCCCAAGCCACAGACGCTGAGTTCTGCGCCCTCGCAGAGCACGAGCTTTACCACTGCGGCCAAGAGCGCGACGAGTGGGGCGCCCCGAAGTTCCGAAAGAGCGGATTGCCCGCTTTCACCATGCGCGGCCACGACGTCGAAGAGTTCGTCGGTGTGGTCCGCAGATATGGCGCAGATGCCTCCGGGGTCAGGGACCTTGTAGAGGCCGCGTCCCATGAGCCGCTGATAGGCAGGGCATCGATCGCACAGGCTTGCGGGACGTGTTTGCTGAGGGCGGCCTGACCTAGACGGAGCCTTGACATCGACATGGCCAAGGAACGCCTAGCCCCTGAGGTTCAGACCTACATCGTTCAGGCGCTCGCCTGCTTCGACAGCCCCAAGACGGTAGCCGACGCGGTCAAGGCCGAGTTCGGCGTCGTCGTCAGCCGCCAGTTGGTCGAGACCTACGATCCCGGCAAGAAGGCGAGCAACGGCCTGGCCGCGAAGTGGGTCAGCCTGTTCGAAGAGACCCGCAAGGCCTTCTTGGAGGACACCAGCAAGATCGCCATCTCGCATCGCGCGGTCCGTCTCCGGGCGCTCCAGCGGATGGCTGAGAAGGCCGAGACCATGGGCAACATCGCCCTGGCTGCGCAGTTGTTCGAACAGGCCGCGAAGGAAGCGGGCGACAGCTACACCAACCGGCGCGAACTGACCGGCAAGAACGGGGCGCCTCTTCCTGCGGCTGCTCCCGCCGTCGTGATGTACCAGCTACCCGACAATGGACGCGGCTGAAGCCACGGTCATCCGGCCTCAGCCGGGGCCGCAAGAGACCTTCCTCGGCAGCAGTGCCGACATCGCCATATACGGCGGCGCGGCAGGCGGGGGGAAAACTTGGGCGCTGCTGATGGAGCCGCTGAGGCACATCGGCAACGAGAACTTCGGCGCGGTCTTCTTCCGGCGCACGACGGTCCAGGTCCGCAATGAGGGCGGGCTCTGGGACGAGAGCGAGAAGCTCTACCCGGTCATCGGGGCCGCGCCGAAAGAGCACGTTCTAAGCTGGCAGTTTCCCTCGGGGGCGACGGTCAGCTTTGCTCACCTGGAGCACGACAAGACTGTCCTGAACTGGCAGGGCTCGCAGATTCCGCTGATCTGCTTCGATGAGTTGACGCACTTCAGCCAGAAGCAGTTCTGGTACATGGTCAGCCGGAACCGCTCGATGTGCGGGGTTCGGCCCTATATTCGGGCGACCTGCAACCCTGACGCCGATAGCTGGGTCGCAGAGTTCATCTCCTGGTGGATCGACCAGGAGACCGGCCTTCCCATCTCGG